AAACCTTTTTACCTTCTATTTCCAAAGCATCATCTAAGTTTTCTAAATTTTCTAATATTTCAGCATTAGTAAGCTTTCCATTAGTTTTTGGATAATAGATAACATCAATATCTATAGTTTTTAATTCTCTATACTCAGAATTGAATTCTTTTTTATAGCTAACTAAATCTATATAAAAACAAGGCTTTTTGACATTATCTATATCCTCACTGTATGGGTTTATCTTTAGTTTTTCAGAAATAATCTTATTTAATGCATTCCTTATATCTGCCCATTTCATTTTCTCTTTAATAACCTCCCATAAAAATTTTTTAAATCTTTATAGAATTTAATTTGTCTCATAGCTACTGCTGTTCTAAGCATAAATCTACCTTTAACAAATTTTGTTTTGCTTCTTCCTACTCTATGACCATACTCAACATGTGCTGCATAGTCAGTCATGTTAAACACAATTTGAGAAAACCTCTTACCAGTTAATCTTTTTCCATTCTCTCTATGCCAAGCATTTTTTAAAGTTCCAGTGTCAACAGGTGTTAAATCCTTAACATCTGTCTTTAAATCTTCTGCTTGTAACATTAAAAATCTTTCAGTAGATTTTGGGGCTTCTATTTTTATTTCATCAAGAATTTTGTCAAACTCTTTAAACCCTTTAAGTTTCATAATCTACCTCATTTTCAGAAACTTCTGTCAAGACTATTTCTTTGTGTTTTATGATGTTATAAGCTAAAGGTTTAGATGCTTTAAAAATATAAAGTTCTCCATCTGCTTTTCTTGTAATTTTCAACAAATCATTTTGTTTAATATCTACATTTAAGCCTACAAACAGTTTATATTCTTGTGAACTGCTATTAACTGGTCCTGGTGTAACACTTCTCAACCATTTCTGTGAAAGTCTGCAGGGAATATTGCTTAATATTTCTCTTTGTTCTTCAAAAGCTCCTCCATATTCATCTACAACTACAACAGATCTAATAACAGTAACTCTATCTGCATGTAACTTATCTAAAATACTCATACAGTCCCAACCTTTCTAAATCTAAATAATTGGCTTTTCAACGATAGAAACATTTCATCAGTTGTGTTATTAGATGTGTTATATTCTATTGTCGTATCTCCTTCAGTAACTTTAGAAATATTACCTTGTAAGTTAGTTTCTTCAATGGTTTTTAATGCTAAATGCTCAGCAAATGGCTCTATGAGTTCAACTGGAAAATCATCTCTATTCATAAAATTTAGAGATTTTTTAACTAAAATAATTACTTGAATTTTCAATCTAGCTTCGTTGCTAATATCTGTTAATTCTTTCACTTTTTCAATTATTTTATTGTAAATTTCTTCCATATTTCACCTCTAAAAATAATTTAATAATTAAAATATTTGTATATTTTTTATAATTAAAAAATACATTAGTACTTGTTAATAATATAAAATTTATTTTATATTAACCTAAAAATATTATTTATAATAAATATAAAAAATAAATACTTTATAAATATATAACATTTTAATTATGTTTATATTTAGTTATTTATATTCTTTTTATGTATTAGTTTTAATAAATTAATTTGATTCGATAAAATATATTTTAATATTTAAAATATATTAAAATTTTAAGAAATAAAAGCAGGAGTTTTTTATTCTCCTGCCTCTGTCACTAGGTTATTATTTCTTAATATTTCTATTTCAGTTTCATCAGATGTTGAGTAAACTCCATCTTTGAATTGAATAGAAGTCCCAGCAGATTCAAAAGTTATTTCTTTTGTTTCTTCAATATTAGTTATTTCATCTTGTTTTTTAGCCATTACTACCTCCTACGATATTTTTACATTTTTAACATGTACTTGAAATGGTAATTTTTTTATTTTGTGAGCATACTCTCCATGGAAAAAGTAAGTATCTGCTAAACGTGTTTTTGCAGCTAATTCTTCTTTTATTGGATATAATTGTTCTAAACTCACTTCATTCAAGTTAATTAACAAAAATTCATTTGCCGCTAAAGACATAGCTGGGAATACTGATACAACACCGGCATTTGTAACTATTTCTGTTATTTTAGATCCTGTTACTTTTTCTGTTATATCTGTTCTAGCAAAATCTTTATTCATTTTATTAATTTGAACGCCAATAGCCCAAGGTACACAAACAAAATATTTTCTTGATTGTAAATCAGCAGCTCCAGGATTTCCTTTGTCGACTATTGCTTTTACAGCTGTAGTCAATAACTCTATTGAGAAAGGTTGATTTCCCGCATCTAAAACTATTCCATGTTCTTTAATTAAAGATTTGATTCCTGCAGAGTGTCTTATATCTCCATTAATATATTTAATTCCATTTAAAAGCCTATTTTCCATAGTTCCTAATAATTCATCTTTTTTCTTTTGAGATTCTATTTCTCTTGCACTTAATCCACCTTGTCCTTGTGGGTATATATGTTTCATAGTTTCAGTAACATCATATGTATCATAGATAATACCTGTATTGTTTGATATATGCTTAGACAATCTAACAGTTGAAGGTTTTAATTCTCCGCCTTCTTCCATTTCGATTCCTAAACTTTGAACTATTGTATTTGCTGCTATATTTCCAGCAGTAGAAGTTGTTCCTGCATAACCTCTTGTAACATCCGCTTTGTTATCAGTTTTAACTTTAGTTATTTTAACTATTTCATCTTCAATAGATAATAAAGCATCTTTAACTAATACATCAGCATCAACTACTTGAATTTCAGTTGCTCCAGCATTTAAAGCGACTTTTAAAGTTGAGTTTGTTTTTCTTTCATATGTATCAACCCATTCTATAGTTGTTGAACTAGCTGTTCCAATTCTTCCACCTCTTAAAATATGTGAAATTATTTGAGATGTGTTTGGATTTATTAATGTTAATTCATCAGAAATGTCATTTGAAATTGATTGACTTCCTGAACGAATTTTACTATCTGTTTGTGGATCTGCAAATAATTGGATATTTAATCCAGTCATTCCTAAAAGTGTTATAAATTTTTTCATTATTCATTACCTCCTGAGTTTTCTAATTCTTGCTTTGCTCTTACATAGTTAGCTCTGTCTATATCAGAACCACTTTCAAAAGCTTTTTTTCTTAAATCTTCTAATTGAGCCTTTTTATCAGCTCCACCATTACTTCCGCCATTCATCGCTCCTGGTACTCCATTAGCACCAAGTCCTTTTACATATTCACCCATTACTTCTGCAAAACCTTTAACAGATGTTTCTATTTCTTCTTCATTAGTACCTGATATTCTATCTAAAAACTTATCTGGCATTTTATATTTTGCTAATGTAGTTCTTTTTATTTCATCTGTTTTAATTTTTGTAAGCTCAGCATTTTTAGAATCTAATTCTTTTTGAATCTTTTCAAGTTCTTTTTTGTGCTTTTCTTCTGCAGTAAGATTAGCATTTTTAATTCTTTCTTCATAATCTTCAATCGATTCATTATGCTTTCTTTCAAGTTCTTTTTTTTCTTTTTCAAAGTCTGCTTTCATTCTTGCAAATCTTTTGTCAATCATCTTATCCACTTCTTCTTGTGTATAAGTTTTTGTTTCTTCTGGTTCTGCAAATTGTTGAATATTAATTTTAAATTTTTTCATTTTATCCTCCTGTTTAAAGTCCTGTGTGACTATTTTCCCAGATGTTTAATGTCCCTCAGTACGACAACCTTATTTTTTTACTTTAAGTTCTTTAAGCAATTTATTCAATTTAAGATGTTCAATATATGATATTATTCCAATAATGATAAAAGATATTATTAATATCCCAAAATAAATTATCAACGGTAATAGAATAATAACCCATTTATAATTTATCCAACCAAATATTTTACCTAATATTAATCCTGCTTGAATAATTGTCAGTAAATGCTTCACAGTACCTCCTTTCTTTTGCAATAAAAAAAACACCTAGTTTTTAGCTAAGTGCTTTTGAGTTAATTGTTTTTTTTGTATTAATAGTATTTTTTTTCAATCTCTAACATTTCTTCTCTCGGAAAATCAATACTATCAATTTGATATTTTTTCATTATCTCTTTTCCTTTTTCTATGAAATCTAATGTTGTTTGTCTTAATTTAACCCCATCGTGATCATCTAATCCTTTAGATATCTTAATGCTTTCAATTTCTTTTCGTTTTTTACAACACTCTATGTATGCTTCTATTAATTCTTGTTTAGCTTTTTCTTCATTGCTCATATTTGTTTCCTCCTATATCTTACATCTCTTTCAGAAGTCAGTCCTATTACATATTCGTGCCTAGCATTTTCAAATTTAGCCCATTCTTTTGGGTTATTAGAGGCTTGGTCACTCTCAAATAAATCTCTACTTAGTTCATATTCATACTTATAATCTAAGCCTTTTAAATAAGTTAATTTATCATTAATAAAAGAACTTACATCTTGATTGCTAAAAGAAAATTCAGTTTCATTTTTAGGATGATTATGTGTTATATATGCTCCAGTTAAATCTCCAACTACAGTAGTATTTACAAAATTTTCTCCTCCAAGAACAATATAAACACTACCATCAGCTTTTATAACAATAGCATTTTCATATTTTAAATTAACCATATTAGGCTCATATTCTGCAAATATTTCTTTAGCTATATTATAATCGATTTTATCAACTTTTTTAAGAAAATAAAAGTCTCCTATTCTTTTTTTATATTCTTCATCTTCAATATCTTCTCTTTCTTTTAAATCATTAGCTTTTAAAGTGCCATAATCCTTTATGCTTTCCCAATTATTTTCATCTAAAGTATAATTATTCTTTTCTATTTCTTCTCTACCTTGCTTGATTAAACTTTCATAATCAATAATTGGAATAGTTGTACTCCTGCATCTTGGGTGCATTGGTGGATAATTCAAACCAACAGCTATATTTTTTATTTCAAAAATATTTCCATGTAGTTCAGAGCATATTTGACTTGTCCTACTATCCAAAGTAGCACTAAATTCATATTTTTCTATCCCAGCTTCTTTATATCCATCTAAGGTTGCTTGATTTAAAACATAATTAACTTCAGTTCTTAGAAGTCTTTCAACATCATTCTTTTTAGCTGTCTCAAACTTTTCAGAAACTCTTTTAGTCATAGTTTTCAGATTAATACCTTGTATCATACCATTAACTATTTCTTGCTTTACTGTTTCAGCTAGTTTATCTGTATTGCTCCAAAGCCTCTGAGAAAAATTAGCACCACTCCAAGGCTTATCTAATACTGTTTTTATTTTATCTCTACTAACAACAGGATTAATACCCAAATCCTTTGTTACTTCTATGAAAGTATCTCTATAAACTGATGTTAATGCATTAATACTATCGTTCTCAACTCTGAATATTAACTTTGTTAATTCCATGTCTATTTGTGATTTAAGACTATCCAGTCTACTTATACGACTTTTAGCAGATAATGTTTCAATTTCTAAATATAGTTTTTGTGCTTGTAAAGGTGCATTCTTTAAAAGTTTGTTATATTCTTTCATATAGTCATGTAAATCTTTTTTCCAAACTTTGTAATCATCACCTTTTAAAAGTTTCAAAGCTTCATTATAATTTAGAATATTATCATTCATATAAGTTGTTGTTATTCTGCTAATTTCTTTAATTATATCCTGTTTAGCTTTGAAAC